ATTGAGCGCACTCCACGCCTTTATCACCGCCGCCGAATCCTTTGCGCACCCTGCCTTTAAAAGCTCCCACTGAGCGTTGTACTGCGCAAATAACCCCGTTGTGTCGATATTATTTACAAGCCCTGACACAATGCCGCATACTGCCGCATTCTGCCTTGTGTCCTCTATCACAGCCGACGATATCGAAGATACACCTGCCCCAACAGCGATGTAAGCAAGTACAATATCGTACTTCGTCCCACTCCGTACCGGTGCCGGCTTTGCCGCATTCGCCAAACTGCTCGCATCGTTTCCGATGATTTTTGTTATTGTGATATTTCGTGCATTCTCCGCAAGATCAAGCCGTGCAACGATCGCATCATAGCGATATACGCTCGTTCCGCCGTACCCAAGTGTTACAGTGTCCGTGCCGTCCGAATAGCCCGCATAGCCATTGATATAACAAGCTCCTGCCCGTATGCCTACCTGCATCCCACTCTTAAAATATACCTGCATTCCTTTTGCGGGATCAGCGAACACGCCATTTCCTACAAGAGTACCAAAGTATTCCGCAAAATCGGTGCTGTCATATTCTCTGTCATAGTCGCACGAGTTGAAAAAGCTGCTCCTCATTTTTTCACTACCTTTCTATAAAATCCAGTATCGTTTTGAGTGGCTCGCCGAACGTCGGAACGATGCTCACACCGCTCGTGTCAAAAGTTTCCTGCACCTCTTCGATCCTCTTGGAATAAGAAATGCCCCGCATTCCGTTCTGTACAGCCACAACGTCGCCGACATCCCACTCCGCACGATATCCCGAGCCGAGCGCATCACCGCTGAAATTTTCTGTGTAATCGGCAAACGCAGCAGCCGCCTCCTCCTTCATTTTTTCAAGTGTATCATCATACGAAATGTACCGATATTCCTCATCATAAGCAACACCGTCCGCATCATATTTCACTCGAATTCCATCTTTGATGATAGGCTCTGTGATGATAAGCCGCTCCGTCCGAGCAAGTCCCTCAGCATCTCCAAGCGTGTAGCTCGGAATGCCCTTGTTAGGGTCAAACTCAACTCCCTCCTCGCTCACAGCACCGCATTTGCACACAATCACATTCGCACAGCCTTCTTCAGAATAGCTGTATTCCATATTGTTCAGATTTCCCCAAACGTCACCAAACAGCACACGATCGGATAGATCACGCCCTTGAAATAGCTCCATTTTCAGCCGCTTTTCAGTCGGTTTAAGCTCAATTTTATAAGATATGCTCCTGCCCTCTGCCACACAGCAGTTTCGCACCCAGTCCTCGAGTACAGCCGATCGCTCCGTCTTGCTTTTTACAGTATCAAGCTCATCTGTGCCGTATTCAATAGGGAGCAGCGGCGACTTTTCAAGCGCCGCCTGCACACCCTCGAGAATTCCCACAGCTTTTTTGCCGTCAACCATTATCACACGCTTCCTGAGCAAGCCTTCAAGGCTGTATCCCGTGATGCGGATAAAGCGTCCGCCGTCACCGTCGTTGCTTTCTACAACTCCATTGATATACATTGCCTCTTTTACATCGGGGCGAAATACGATACGCCGTGCTTTGAATAAATTCACAGCCTCATCGGTGCGTGCCGCATAAAGTTCAAAACTTCCTGCTGAAGCGTACCTCCTTATCCAGATAAGCGATGCGTAAGCATCGAAAATACCGATAGGCTCAATATTTTCATCGTAAATATAAAGATACATTTACACGCCCCCAACCTTTACATCATAATAAAGCATAACATCGGCTGCCGCCGCATCAATGCCATTTCCGATAAATTTCATCTCATTCATTCCCGGAATAAGCTGAAAGAATTCCGACCCCTCGTCAAGATATTTCAGCCCGATCATTTTAGTGCCGCCACGGTAAAGATCGATATATTGTCTGTGATCCTCTGTTGAAATCTCGATAATATCACCCGCAAGGAATGATCCCGTTAAGCTCAACTCGCAGCCCAGTGTATAGTTTTCTATCCTAAATCCACTGCAAGCCGCCGAAAGCGCAACACGCACCACAAATCCCGTGCGAATCGAGCCTTCATAATTGAATCGCACCACTTTTGCCCTCGTCATATTGCCAAAAATCACCTTGTTGAATTCAGTTGCACCCTTTTTAAAGCTGAACATTTTTGCCGTGCCGTAAAGCTGTACCGGCGCAACGTAAGCCTTCTTGAAATAAGGGTCGGGGCAGACGATCTCCGCCGAAAAAACGAGCGGAAAAGCGTTCGGTGGAATGTCGCACTTGGAGCAATAACCTTTGGCCACAACATCAATACTCGGCGTTACATAGCGAATGTCAAGTTCTTTATCAACTTGGAAAATATCATAAATCCGCATTTTCTGCGCCGACATATCCCCAAGATTTCTAAATTTGGCGGCAATGCTTATCGTGCGTGCCGAAACGTGAGTCCCGTTGTAGCTGCCGCCGCTCGAACTGCCGTATTCCGTGATATTCACATTAGCCGAAACGCCAACGCCCTCAACAGCCGAGATAAGTAAATACCTGTCATCGTACAGATCAATAGAATTCTCCCCGTTGGATATAATAAGCTTGTGCCTCATTTTTCACCGCCTCAAATCATGCTTGCAAGCTGTAAAGCCCGCCGTGTGTCCTTAGCAATTTCCGCACGGTCCAAAGCCTTTGGACTCGTATTGTATTGATTGAAAGTCAGCGACTGCCCTGCATTCGCATTATCACCGCCGCCAAACGCTTGCTTGTCGAGTGAACCGCTTGCCAAAGGCTTTTCGGCATCTGAACTTCCGAACGCCGTATTTGCATTCTTAATTTGCTCCTCCAAGCCCGTATCAATATCAATGTTGAGGTAATCAGCAAACGCTTTGACAATGTTGTCACAAGCCGCCTTGATCTTGTCCGTTGATGAGCCGCCCGTCAGTCCTGCAAGCATCTGATCCATAATACCGCCGCCGACCGCCGCAAACTCCTCCGAACCTGCAACAACACCGTTGAGCGATGTGATCATCGCCTCTGAAACCTGCTTTGATTTTTGATCGTACAGTAAATTGCTTATCTTATCCGATGTTTTTGTGATGCCTTCAAATTTTGACGCAACTCCGCTAAGGTCAGATGCACTCATCTTAGCCCAGCTCTCCGCAAGCGCCGCCCCCTGCTCCAGCGACATATCCGCAAGCTGCTCTATCATCGCATCACTTATGCCGCTGTCAACAAGCTTTTTGATGTTGTTGTAGTACTGATTGAGCTGCTGCTGCTTTTTGCCCATATCATTGAGCTTTGCCGTCATTTTGCCGTTGTCGTCAGTCTCAAATGTGTACATATCCGAGATATCGCCCGACAGCTTTTTGGACGTTGATGCAATACTCTTTTGTATGTCGTCCATTTGCTTTTGATACTCGGTTATCTCTGCCTTGATGTTGGCTTTAAGCTCTTTGATGTTTTGCTCCGCAACCTTTTTGCGCGCCTCTGCGATCTTGTCGTTGGCGTACTCCTCAATATCAACACGCTCATCAGCGCAGGTCTGATAAACCTGATTGTACAGCTCACTCATCTCAGACAGCGATATCTCACCATCCTCGTAAGCCTTGACAATGTCGTTGACCTGCTCCTTGGCAATGCTCAATACCTCTTTCTGACGGTTTTGAGCCGCCTTTTTGTCTGCCGCCGTGAGCTTTTGGTTTGCGTATTCCTCAACCTTGGAGCGCTCCTTGACGCACTTGCTTAACGTCTGATTGTACAGCTTGTCATACTGCGCTCTGTTCAGCAATCCGCTCTCATAGTCCTTAACGATAACATCAATAGCCTTTTTGGCGCTCGCCGTGTCCGTCACCGTCACGCCTATTTTGTAGTCGTCCGGTACAGCTTCCGACATATCACCCGACAGCTTACCCATCTTGTTGACAAAACCCTCACTAAGTCCGAGCGCTAAGTTTGTGCCAACCTGCTCCTTAAAGACCTTTGAGGGCGAGTGTATGCCAAAAAAGTCCTTGATGCCGTCGAGCAGCTCGTCACAAGCGCCCTTGATCTTGTCCTTGACCTTGGCTACACCCTCCTTGATGCCGTTGGCAACGCCCTCAATGATGTTGCGGCCAATGTCAAGCGCAGGCGTTATCATCTCAGTAAAGTTGTCAATTATCTTGTCAAAAGCCTCTTTGAGCTTGGTCTTAAGCCCCTGCACCCACTCGTATATCTTGCCGCCCAAGTCCTCAAAACTCTCTACCCATTGCTTGCCGCCGTCAACAATTTTAAGATATATCTCGCCGAGACAAGCACCGATAGTGTCAATTATCTGCGGCAAAGCTTCAGCTATCGTAAGCGACAAACTTGATACAATATCCACCGCCGCCGTCATAAGTTTCGGGATAGCCTCCATAAGCGCAGCAACAAACTTACCTATGATCTCGGGCGCACGCTCCAGCAATACAGGCAAAGCCTCAATAATGCCGTCCGCCAACCCCGTAACGATCGCAATAGCCGCATCAATGAGCAAGTCCACATTATCAAGCAGCATATCCACAATGTCAAGCACAACATTAACGATAGTCGGCGTAAGCTCGGGTAAAGCATCGGCAATGCCGCTCGCAAGCGTCAGTATCATCTGCATACCTGCCTCAATGATAGTCGGCAGATTGTTGACGATGCCGTCAGCGAGCGATATAACAACCGTTACCGCCGCATCTGCAAGTGCAGGAAGATTGCCCGTTATCGCAGATATAAGACCAGTTATAATGCCAACGCCTGCATCCAATACACTCGGTATGCAAGCCGTCAGATTATCCACAAAGTTCTTGATGCCCTCGTTGACCTGTTCAATGCCGCCGTCCTGACCGCTGAAAAGCACAGTCAGACCGCCCATTACAGTAGTTATCGCAGGGAGAAACTGTGCTATAAGATTGCGCTTTGCCCCGTCAATGCTCGTCTGTAAGTCCTGCATAGCATCCTGATAAGCCGCCGATGCCTTGACTGCATCATTGCTCATTACGCCGCCAAGGTCATTGACCGTGTCTATCATTGCCTGCGTGTCCTCAGCCGATGTGTTAAAAAGCGGACCAAGCTCCATAGCACCCTTGCCGAGCAGAGCGGTTGCCGTCGCCGTGCGTTCAGTACCTTCTTCCATGTTTTGCAGTCCCGCAATAACACTCTCAAAGAGTTCCTCCTGCGACATTGACTGTACCTGCTCCATTGATAAGCCGAGCGCCTCAAACGCCGCCGTCTGCTTTTTGGACGCATTTTGTGAGGCGTTTGCCAACGTTTTAAAGCTCGTCGTCATGTTCGACATTGAAGTTCCCGAGTGCTGTAAAACTGCCTCCCACTCCTGATAGAACTCAGCCGATACACCGACCTTTTGCGATGCCTTGTCGATCGTGTCACCATAAGACGCAACCTCATTAGCAGAGTCAACTACCGCCTTAGTTACACCTATTGCCGCCGCCGATACCGTCGCAACAGCCGCAGCCGCCGCCTTTGCCGCACCCGATACAACGCTCTTGAACTTGTCCCACTGAGCCTTAGTCCCTGCCGCATCCTTGCCTGCCTGCTTGGCATTGTCGCCCGTCTGCTTAACGCCCTTAGCTGCGTCCTTAGCCGCCTTGTTTGTGTCGTCAAGCTCACTCTGATAGCTGTTGAGCTGTCCGGTTGCCGACAAAACCTCCTGCTCAAATTTGAGGTAAGCACCTCTGTCAATTTTACCGTCTGCAAACTGCTGCTTGATCTGCTCCTGATACTTTTTAAGCTCGCTCACCCGCTCCGAGGAGTTTTTGACAGCCTCAGTAAGTATCTGCTGCTTTTGCGTAAGAGCCTCAACATTGGTCGGGTCAAGCTTTAATAGCTTGTTGACCTCAGTTAAGTCCTTGCCTATCTTTTGCCCCTCATCGTCAACACTTTTGAGCGCAGTGGTAAGTTTTTGGGTGTCGCCCGATATCTCGACCGTCAAGCCCTTGATGTTGCCGCTCCCCTTAGCCATTGCTACACCCCCCTATTTTTAATGCGTAATTCGTAATGCGTAATTATTGCAGTCAACTGCAAAATCATATATCCCCTAAAGCCTCATACTCCCGAATAGGCCGCATATATGCCTCGTACCGTTCCTGCGATATCTCGCCCTTACGATACCTCTCCTCGACAACAGCCGATGCCGCTTTGAGCTTGCGGTACTGTTCCTCGGGATCACGTACATCAATCCCACTGCGCCGTGCCTCACATCTGTCATAAGCGTATATGTAATTGATGCACATGCCTATCGACAGCCTGTCCATATCTGCGGCGGTAAGTCCACGAACAGCAACAGCCGCAAGTACCTCCTCAGCTGTTACATATCCGCCGCTGTCCTTACCGCCGCCCGTCAGTTTTTTCTGTCGATCTTGATGTTACCGCCAATTACATCGTTGAGCTGCTCGATAATGTCAAGCACCGGAAAATGCTCAAAACTGTCAAGCCATTCCAACAGCTCGGGGATATCGGGGTCTGCCGTCTTTGCCAGCACCCAGATAATGCGGTAAAACGGCGTGAGGTCAATATCAGCAATGCTGTTGCTCTTTTTGACCTTTGCCAGCTCTGCACAATCCGCAAGATACTCCCGCCCAAACTGCATCTTATAGCGGAGCATCGTGCCGCCAGTCGCCTTAAATCTTACCTTTTTGCCGTCAATGTCAAGTGTTTTTTCCATATTGCGCCACTCCTCAAAAAAATTAATAAAAACGATGCCCGCAAGGCTTATGCCGCCTTAACGGGCATCGCCCAAAACGTCCTTATATAATGCCTTGAATTATACCGCCGCTGTAGGGTCTACAACCACTGTCGGCATGTCACTTGTCTTGTGTGAGTATCTTACAAGACGCTTAGCAGGCTCGTCATGCTCTCTTGGCAGTGCTTTGAGCGTAGTGTCCAAAAAGGCAGCCTCAAACTTGCCCTCGCTTGTCTTGCCGCTGATCTTGGGACGCTCTGCCGCCTGTACCTGATAATAATACTCCGTGAGATAAGTGCCGTCCGTCTGCGTATATACGATGATAAGCGCAAACTTGGGAAACTCCTTGCCCTCGGAATACTCCGCAACGCCTTTTTTGTCGCTGTCAACAGCATTTCCGAACCAGTCCTTGTCAACATCGTCCACAAGGTCAAGCAGTTGTAACGTGATGTCGTAGCCGTCATTCTCCGAGCCTGCCATTACAAGCTTACCGTCTGCGTAAACCTCGTAAGGCTCGCCCCTCGGCGTTGCCTCAAACTCACGGCCACCGCTCTTCTCGCTCTCAAACCACTTGATAGCGCCGTAAGTGTACTTGCTCTCCTCGGCACTCCAGTTGATAGGAGCATATCCGACCTTAACAATGCTCTTTTTCATACTTTTTTAACCTCCCTCTATCGTAAGTGTGCAGATCATGACCCGCTCTGCACTGAATTTTTCTTTTATCCACTCCGTCCCGTACTCTCGGAGCGTGTCTGTTACCCTCTGTAAAAAATCCTCGCTTGCAGGCGTGTAAACAACGTGTACCTTGACCGTGTCTATCAGAATAACGCACTTGCCGTCAGCATAGACCCCGTGTCCCTCCACATCGCATACACAAGCATAAGGCGGCTTGATAGGTCTGCCGCCGTCCGAGATGAGCCACTCGCTCACCGTAAGACCTGCCGCTTTGAGCTTACTGCAAATATCATCTTTTAATGCCATTTTTACCAGCTCCCTACAATATCCTCGATCCTGCTCTCCAACCTCTCTTTTGCTGATTTTTCGGCGGGCTTAACATGAGGTCTGCCGGTCATTCCGCTGTATCGTCCCCCGTCTGTTCTGTCTGCCCCTGCACCTCTGCCAAACTCCAGCAAGTGTACAAGATAATAACGTGGCTTGTTGTAGACCGTTGCGCTTGCAAAGAGATTACTTTTGACCTTTTTAATGCGCCAGCCTTTTTTATATTTTCCGGTTCGCTCAGGCGATGCGTTTTGTATATCAGCTTTTAGCTCTTTTGCCGTCTGGTCAATTGCCTTTTCGATCTGCTCTTGTACCTCAGTCGAGTAGACATTGAGCTGCTCGGAAAGATACGCCGCCATATTCTCAGGCTTGATTATCTTGCCTTTTTGCATTACAAAATCAGCCATTATATACCCCCAGCTTGTCCTCAACATACAGCTCCACCTTGTCAGCCGATGCATCGTAGGTGCGATATACAGCGTAAACCTCGCCGTCTATCTCAACATACATCTGCTTGCCGTACTCCAAGCTGTTGACAGTGAGCTGATACTTAGCCTTGGCACTCATCTGATACGCCCTCACAGCCTCGTCAGCCGATACCGACCGCACTCTCGCAAAGACAACGCAGGGAGCATCGTCCCCGACCTCAGCCAAAAGCTTAACCAGCTTGTAGTTGTCGTACATTATGCTCCCTGCCTTTCTTATATCTGCTCACCCTTGCCGCCGTACTCAGCGGATAAGGACATCGCAACCTTTAAATGCTCATATATCTCTAAGTACCGCCCTGCCTTGTCGTCAAAGCCAAAATGCCCCTTGCAGTACGATACCGCCGCCCTCTTGCATAAGGGGTCGGCATCGTCCCACTTGGCAACGCCCGAAAGCGCAAGATCAGCCTTACACGCCTCAATGAGCGGCTCGATCTCCGCCTCATCAAATACAGTCGACGTAACACGGAGATTGAGCTTGACCTCGTCCAGCAGCGACATCAGACATCACTCCTTAGCCGCTCTTTTTTGGAAGCGAGATAACGACCATACCGTTTTTGACAACAAGCTCAGAGCCGATGCGTGCCTCGCTGAGGATAGCAAGCAAGCCCTCTGCAAACTTGTAGTCTGTGCTTGTCTCAATGGTGTAGTCACCAAAGAGGTCAAGCTTGACAGCCTTGGGCTTACCATAAAACATTGTAGGCAGTGTCTTGCTTGTCGAGCTGTTTGTCGTGCCAGTAAGAGCCGCACACTTGCTGTTGATGCAGTATCTTACAGACAGCCCACCGTCTTTGATAATGCCCGTGTTAGGGTTTGCCCCGTCAGGCGTGATCTCATATACAGCCTTTTTCTCCTTCTCGCCTCTAATGTCGCCAAACGCCACGAGGTCAGCCTTGTTTAAAAACAGTACCGCATCGCCCTCAACGGTATCGTCAGAGCCGTAATTGAGAACGATCTTACGGAGTGTCTTGTCGTCAATAGCAGCAATGTCCGTAACCTCTTTTTTGAGGCTGCTGTTGATTACCGCATCGGTAACGACCTTGACAGCCGCACGTCTGAGCGCTCTGATGCCCTGCTCCTGCACCTTTGTCGTGTAGTCAATATTGGTCTGATTTTTGATCTCCTTGCTCACATACGAGATAAGAGATTTAAGACTTGGCTTGATGCTCACAATACCAAAAGTGCCGTTGCTCTCAGTCGCAGCTGTACCCTCGACCTTGCCCGATGCCTCAGCCTCCGTGTCCTCGTAAGGCACATTGTCCTCGCTCATGCCCGTGCAGTCCTCAACAGTTATCATGTCGATGATGCTCGACACACCAGTGATGCTCTCGCTAAAATCGCTTACCTTGGTAGGCGTTGCGATCTTGCCGTCCGACAAGAGCAGTGAGCGGCTTTCTGCGCCCGTAATTGTAAGTTTGTTGGTGTCAACAAATGCCTTTGCACGGCTCTCAGCCTCGCTTACAGCAGGCTCACCGCCAAGCGAGCCAAGCTGTGCGCCTGCAACGCCGTCTGCCTTGCCCTCTGTACCGCTTGCGATCTTGCCGAGGAGTGCCGACCTGCTCTCCTGAGCCTTGATAAGCGCAGAACGCTGCTCCAAAAGACCGTCAACCTCAGTTGTGAGTGCATCAATGTCCGCACCCTCTGCGTCCATATCAAGCTTGATCTGTGCGAGTCTTGCCTCGATCTCTTTAAGTCCCATTAAAATCCCTCCAGTTTAAGTTTAAGTGTTAATCGCCTTTTTTCCGCCGCAAGCAGCTCCTGCTTGACTCTCTTGATCTCTCCGTCGCAAAAGTTGCGTGTATATATCTCCGTACCGTCGTTGGCAGGTATGCTCACCGCCGATACGTCGTATATCTTTTTGACCCCGTAATGGATAATTGTGCGGCTGTTGCAGTCGTAACGATAACGTCCCTCCAGCGGCATAAAAGTCCACGACATCTTGGTTATCATGCCGGCGCTTATGTCCTCATATAAGGACCGTGCCTCAGCCGTCTTGGATAAGTCTGCACCAATGCGCAGACCTTTGCTGTCAACAACAAGTTTGAGTGTGCCGTTGCTGTTGCGTGCAAATACACGACCATTGTGGTCGTATTGCATTATAACGTCCGACATATCGCACTCATCAAAGCAGTTCGGCATAAACTGCTCCCACACACCGCCCTCATCATCGTCCCAAAGCTTGTATCTCTCATACGTCATCGCATATCCGTCAACGTAACACTCGCTGTCAATGAGCCTGTCCGCCTGCATCGGCTGTATCGGCTGCATCGTCCTGTACTGTCTGCCCTCCACTATCGGCATTGTCCTTGACCTCCTCACTCTCTGCAACGTCCTTAAAATTATCCGTAAGAGCGTACTCCTTGCGGATATACCGACTGTCGCCGCCCTCGACCGGAGCCATGTTAAATATCTCTAAGCCCTGATTATGCGTTATAAATCCACGGTCAAACAGCTGCGTCACCGTGTTGAGCTTCTCAGCGTTGCTAAGATACTGCAAACGATTGGCTGTAAAAACTATCTCGTTACCGAACGCTATCTCACGGGCGTTAAACGCCATATTGGTATGCACAAGGCTCATCTCAATGGCAAACGGCTCGATCTTACCCTCGTAGTAAGCGTTCCATTCGTCTGACGTGAAATTATTTTGTAAAATATGCTCGTTAGTGCCAAAATAATTAAATACGTTTTCTTTTATCTGCGCCACCTGCGAAGAATTTACAACAAACGGCTTGCTCTCTATCTGCTTGACATCGGCGTACTTTGCATCATACATCATAACGCCGCCGTTGTTGTCTGTCGATAGGTTTTCTTCCGTAAATCTCTTACGCTCCTTGGTAATATCATCAGCCTTAAATGTTCCTGCAAGCTTGGCCATAAAGCGTATCGCAGCGGAACTCTTAACGCCCTCGATAATGCCCTGATTGTTGGTATTGATAAGCTCCATAGTCGGTCGCAGACAAGCGTTGCTCTCCCCAAAAAGCTCATCACGATATTGATACTGATTGAGTATGCCGCACCGCTCCAGCTCAATTGCCGCATAACGCCCACTGCCGATGTGATAACGTATGTACTTAACGCCCTTGTGGTCAATTATCGTGCATTTTGCCGCAGGCATCGGGTAAAATCCGCATATCTCATCGTATCTGTTGTACAGCGGCGCTATAAGTGCCGTGTTGTCCACCATATACCCCGTAGCCAAACGATATAAGTATTTTTTTGTGTCCATTATCCCGTTGGGTCTGTACTGTAATGCCCTCTCAAAAGCCGCATTGCCGCTCCCCTTGACCTCGGGTTTGAGCTTGCTGACGTGCGTTGCAAATGAGTGTACCGCCGCCCTCGTCAGCTCCATCTCATACAGCGACCCCTCGAAGCTTTTAAAACAAGGCGTGTACGCCGTCAAAGTCTTAAAATACTCCGCAACAACCCTCTCAATATCTCCGTCCGCCATATCCACACCCCCTTTTTTTAACGCTCAATGCATGTCATCATTTTATCGATAAAATAACCTTTAATGCCCTGCCAGCTTTTTATCTGCTTTTCTGTCGCTGCTATATCATCTTTTATTGGCTGCAGGGTTTCCACAACTTTCCGCTGATCGTCCAGCTCGGAATAATAGGGCAATGTGTAAAAATCCAACAAGCCGATCTGTATGTTGATATTACTTCCGATATAGCGGCAGAAAAATTCTTCTGCCGTGAATTCCAGAGCCTCTTTCAGGTATTCCGGAATGATCGGAACTTTCGGAAGAACAACGGCATATTTGTTCGGCAATGTCGTGTGCCGCTCCGTAATGTGCCACTTCGTATTGCTGTTCTTGGCACAAGCCGATATCTGTATATAGCAAGTTCCGGGCGGATATATTTTCTCATTGACCGCTCTTTCAATTTTGCATATATCCGTAAGCTTTACATATCCGTAGCTCATTCAACGCCTGCCACCTTTCCGAGATAACGCTTTGCCGCCTCCAGCTCCGCCGCTGTAACAGCGTCAGCTGCTGACATCTGACTTACTGCGCTGTATATTTCTTTTTCAAGCCGCTTTATTTCGCAGCTATGCTCATACAGTTCCCTTGTCACTGCGATAATGTCGATAGGCGGCGGTGGTTCGTAAGTATCAACATACCTGCTTATGTTCAGATTATATTCATTCTTTTCAATTTCTCGGATATCAGCAAAATGCGAATATCTGTCGATGCTTGTACGACCTTTTACCGCATCTAATATTTTTTTAATATTTTTCGCCGTAAGTCTGTTTTGTTTCGAGTTTTTTTCATATTCCCTCGACGCATTGACAAAAAATATCCCACCCTGCGCATCTTGCCCGAACATCATCACCGCAACTGGAATATCGGTATTCAAAAAAAGCTTATCCGGCAGCCCGATCACAGCTTGAATGTTTCCGCTGCCAACCATTTTTCGGCGAATTTCTGCCTCTTTACCCCCACGGAATAAGCAGCCGTGCGAAAGGATCGCTATTACCCTGCCACCATCTTTTAACCTGCTCATTCCGTGAATTATAAATCCAAGGTCTGCGTATTGCTTTGGTGGATACCCGAATTTTTCAAAGCGTTTGTCGGTTTCCTTTTCGTTGTATTCCCATTTAAGAGAATACGGCGGATTGGTTATGCAAACATCAACTGGCGGCTCAGGATAATCCTCGCAGTGTTCGACCCTGCCGAACTTTTCCCCTTTTGCAATATGATACTTGTGTAAAGTCGTTCCCGTCAGTACATTTTTGTTGGATACATACGCCTCAATATTACGCACTGCTAAATTAAACAGCAGCAGTGGGATAGCACGCTCTGACAGTTCCTCACAATATAAAACACAGTTTGGCGAAAAATTGTGCAGCGCTATTGAAAGTCCGCCCGTTCCTGCGCATACATCAAGACAATTCTCAATATTTCCACCCGCAAGCCGCCCCACAAGCTCCGCCAATTCTCTCGGCGTAAAATCCTGCATCATAGCCTTGCGGCTGCTGTGTTCTTCCTGAAAATAGTCCATAAACCCGTCAAAGCTCAGATCGCTCTGAATTGTGGCATATCGTTCAAAAATTTCAGCGGTATCCTCGGAAAATAAAATTTCCATTACCCTCTCCGGGAGCTTAAAGCTTTCGGAGATCCCGAAAAAATCATTTATCTGCGCCGCCGTCATTTTATCACTTCCCACTGATTACGCATTAATCATCTGCCGCCTTGTTAAGACCGACATAATTATCTCTGTTATCCAACAGCGCAATGTACGCACACAATAACGCTATTGTGCCGTCAATGCGCTGTGTGCGGTCAAGGCTCTTGACGGGCTGTATGTTGCCGTTAATGTCTTTGCGTACCGCCGTATTTATCAGACACCACTTGTCAATAGGATTGTTGTTGTAAACAATGCGGTGTGCCTTAAAATCCGCCCGAAGCTCGTCCATAGGACGTGATAAGGTCGCTGTGCCTTGACGCACCGGTATCATAGCCTGCTCGCCAAACTCAGCCTTAAACTCTCTGAGCAATGTATCGTCAATATGCCACGGGTCGTAGCCGATATATCGGATATATATGTCCTCATTATCTCGCAGCTCCTTGAACCACTCCAGAAAAATACGCTTATCGCACTTAGCACCCGTGCAGGTGCGCATATATCCCTGCTCTATCCATAAGCTGTACGGTACGCTGTCACGCTCCTTACGGTCGCCTCGTGCCTCTTGCTCTCGGATAACGCTCTCAGGTATCCAGTACATCGACCGCACATAGATGTTATCATCATTTGGCCGCTGAAAAATGCATTTTGCAGCATTAAGGTCAACGCTGTCTGCCGCATCAAAGCCGCCAATACCGTAATCAAACGGTATCGTCCATAGCCCCTCGTTGTTAAGCTCCTCATATCTCAGCCAAGAACTCTCCGAAGTCTGAGGCACGTTAAAGTCCTTGACGTACACGGTCGGCAAAAAGCTTGCATCGCTCCGTGCCTTGTCAACGCACTGCCTTAGATAATCAATGCTCTTGATAGGACCAAGTCCCGGATTGGCTTTGAGCCACTTGCTCTCGTCCCATATCTCGTCAGGGTCGTCAAGCTCGTAAACAAACGGTAAAAAATGCTCATCATCGATCGAGCCGTCAATAACTCCGCTTGCGTATTCGTACTGCTTGTCAAAAATGCCGTTGCGCACAAAGCCATTTGTCGTTATGCAAAATATAAGCGGCTGTGAGCGAGCCGAGCAAGCCTGCTTGATAAGGTCGTATATGTCACGGTTCTTGATAGCCGCCAGCTCGTCAATTACTGCGCAATGCACATCCAGTCCGTCAAGGCTGTTGGTGTTTGATGCCAACGCCTTGATAAATCCGAGGTTATACGCAAAGTATAAGTCCGCCGCCCTCTTGCGTATGTGCCGTGATAGCTCGGGCGACTGCTTGACCATTTTGAGACAAGCGTTAAAGCCAAGCGTTGCCTGCTCCCTCTGAGTGGCAACGTTGTATATCTGCGGCGCTCCCTCGTGATCGTTGGCAAGCATATCAAGCTCGACCGATGCAACCTCTGTCGTCTTGCCGTTTTTACGCCCCTCAACAATAAGGCACTCGTTGTACTGCCGCAAATCGTTATCGTCGACAAAACCAAAAAGCGCCTGAAAACGAGCCTTTTGAAAAAGCTGTAGCTTTAACGGCGTGCCGATCTTGCCCGTAGGCTGACGGCAGAACCGCTCAATAAAATCCGTGTGCCGCTTTGCAATATCGTAGTCAAAATGATATTTCTGAGGGCAGGCAAACGCATTGAGCAACCGCTCAGAAACTTTGCGTATCTTGTCGCAAGCAACAATGCGCCCGTCAAGCACCCCCGTAAAATACTCCTCAAACTCCGTCACAAAGCACACCCCGTAATCTTAGCCCTTGCTGATATAGCTTATAAACTCGTCCTCACGACAATTGCCAAGAGCCTTTTTAAGCTCCGGACAAAGCTTGCCGAGCGTGTCGATGCAGCTGTTGAGCTTGATAGCCGTGTCCTTAAGCTCCTTGTATGCCGGTGTCGTGTCAACCCTCGCAAACCCGTTGCCGTTGACCTGCTCGGCAATAAAACCAACCTCCGCCACCTGCTCTTTGAGCTCATACACCACACCGGCAAGATAAGCCGCCGTTGGATAAATCTGCTCCGCCAAAAATCTCTTATCAGCCGGCATATCCTTAAAAATTCGCTTATATCCCCGCATCGCCTTAGACACAACCGCATCTCGGTCAATCTTTTTACCCTCCGCCAATAAATTGACCCCCTTTCGCGCGCACGTGAGCTGCGTTATAAAAGATGTCCCCAACCGGTAGGTTTTGACCGCATCCGTCAATGCGGAATGGGGGGCATCGGCTGACCGCTTGCATCAAAAAAACATTGCAATTTTGGCTTTTTATGCCCGTTAAGCTGCTCATAATGCTCTAAATCATGGCAATTTTTACAGAGATACTCAAAGTTTGTGTGATTAAGCGTAACGTTAGGGTCGCTTATGTTGTGCTTGTTGAGCCATTTCTTGTGATGTACGATATATCCCTGCTCTTTGTGGCATCTCTCACAAGCTCCGCCGTCAATGCTTATGCGTTCGGATATGTAACTGTCCCTTGCAGACTGCCAAGCCGCCGAATCGTAAAAACTCTTTGCAAAAGCCTTTGCCATGACCTCACCTCTGTAAAAAATTGTATCATTTTTTTGAGACTAAGTCACTAACACTTGCCCTGCATGGTTTACGCAGGTTGCGCCGCTTGAATGACCTAAAAAGTGTCTGCTCGCAGACGTACATACTTGCGGCAATGTCGCACAAACGCTCACCGCTGCACCAGCGCTCATACGCCACTCTGATCTGCTTGTCTGTCAAGCACTCTTTGTCCGACATTGTCTATCCCTCCAAGTAGCTAATAATAACCTCTCTCGCCTCGTCAAATCCGTAGCAGACAATGACCTTATAGCCTTGTCCTCTCAGCGCATCTATCCACTCTTTTTGCGCCGCTGACAGCTTGCCGCCTTTTGTGCGCTTAAGCTCGATATACAAGCCGTGATAGCCGCCTCTTGCGCACGGCAGGAAAATATCCGGCACACCTGCCTTAACACCCTGCGCCTTAAAGCGTGCCGCCTCTGACTTGCTCCGCTTGCCGCCGTTAGGTATGTGATGCATTAGATCAAGCTCGGGATATTTACCGCTCGCCCAAGCCGCCCACGCAAAAATGTGTGCCTGCTCCGTATCTTCCGTTGGTGTATACTGCTGCATTAAATTCTCCTCCTCATCGCATATTTGAGATAAGCGCCGCCCGTCAGCTCATCCACACCGCTGAATATGCTATCGGGAATAAGCTCATACCCTTTCGGCGCCTTAGGCTTTTGCCAGCGCTTGGCTGTGATTTTTTCAATTGTGATTTTAGGCTTTTTCAAGCCTTGGCTTGGTGTGTATCTTCGTTCGCCAATGATGTGCGTGTCGGGCTGCGTGCCGCCTTTGGTACGATCCACAAAATATTCAGCAAGTCCACGCCAATCATAGTTCGGCCATAGCAGCCAATTTTTATGATGCTGTATCCAGCCGCCCGAAACATTCGCCCATAGCTCCTCAATCTCTTGCAGATCGTGATGATTGTGCAAAATTATGTGATGATGTATTGCCCCTTTCGGACCAATCTCCGTATTGTAAATATAATCGGGCTTGTACCCTCGCTTTTTACAATACTTGCGATACTGCAACAAAAATTCCGCAACGACTTTTTTTGCATCCGTAATTGTCCGACGATCGTTCGCAGGGTATGTAAGCACGACGTTGTAATCTTTAGGAAAAAAATTGCACAGCAGTGTATAAAAAAGCTTCTCAACCGTCTTGCGGAGATTATAAAGCTTTTTCTTCTCGCTTGTCGGCTGTGATTTGGGTGCTCGCTTTTGTCCCGTCTGCTCCTTGCCTGTGTATTTTACAACGAACGTCATTCCGTTCGGGCACTCGATCGTTTTTTTAAAATATTCCTTCATACTGCAGAAAAGTTAACCCCTAAAACAAGACATCTCAAAAGGGGCTTTCTCCCTTGCTTTTTTACATTATAATAGTATAACTGTGTACAGATGGCGAAAGGGCAAGCCCTGACCTGCTCGCCCTTTGCCTATATGTAATCGCTGCGCCGCAAATGGCAGTAAGCGGCGTTATCCTTTGCAGCGTATTACTCCTTGTTAAGACTTGTACGCAAACGCTCTTGCATCTCTATAAGCTCTC